TACAGTATCGCCAGACAACCATAATGACCATCATGCCGGGAACGAAGATGAAAACCATAGCCGAAGCTGAAGGCTGGTACAGAGAAGCGCCGCTTGCTGGGCGCGACTTGCACGTCAATCCACAGGGAACGCCCTGGCTGACACCCTATCAAATCAAAAAGTGGCAGAAGCGGTTTGACGAAGTATGCCCGGTGTGGATACCACAATGAGCAAAGCCCTGGTTACTTTTGCGGTTGGTGCGCACATCCAATTACTAGATATCGCGCGCCCATCTTATCAAGCCTGGGCGAAGAGGCACGGGTGGGAGTACATCGAACCCGTGCCGTTCCTAACCAAACGCCCGCCCGCATGGTACAAGATACCGCTCATGCGCTGGGCGCTTGAGGATTTTGACGAAGTGCTTTTTATTGGAGCGGATTTGGTGATAGTGGACGGGCGCGAAGATATTAGCGTCCCGCCCGAATACTGGCAGGCGATGGTCAGGCACACAACCGGAGACGGTGACGTGCCAAACGATGATTTTTGGTTTGTGCGCCGTCCGATGAAGCCCATCCTGGATAAGATATGGACAATGACCCAATGGGTTAATCATGGATGGTGGGAACAAGCGGCTTTACTTGACTTGATGGGCTATCATGTGATCCAGCCCACCCACCTGATTGAACCAACCAAGTTATACAATAAAACGTATTGGCTGGACCCTGAATGGAACGTGCATAGATGGCACAGACCGCAGCCGGATAACCCGAAAATTCAGCACGCTACCATGTGGCAAGACAGAGGAGAGATAATGCGCAAATGGGCTGAACAGGCTAAGGGGTGGATGGAATGAGATATATTGACCCACCCGCTAAGTTACTGAAACACCTTGACCGGGTAGAAACCTTGCGACAAGGGAAGTACACCCCGCCGATAAACGTTGAAATCGACCTATCCAACCGATGCAGCCTGGGGTGTGAAGGTTGCCATTTTGGATACACCCACACCAAAGGCCCGCTTGCGAACAGCCCGAAACCGCCAGAAGTTGAAGCGATGGGCGACCAAATGCCGCTTGATTTGGCGCTGGACATTTGCGACCAACTTGAAGCGGCGGGGGTGCGCTCTATCACCTGGACAGGCGGCGGCGAACCAACCTTACACCCCGCATTTGATGAGATTATCGAATACTGCCGATTGCCGCAGGGGATGTACACCAACGGCGGGCATATTGACCAACGCCGCGCCGAGATAATCAAAACCAAGATGACTTGGGTTTATATAAGCCTGGATTACTCGGACAAATGGCAGTATGAGTTATACAAAAAGGCGAAGCGGTGGGATCATGTGATGAGTGGGATAAAACACCTGGTAGAAGCGCCGGGAACCGCTACGGTTGGGATTGGGTTCCTGCTGTGGAAAGAAAACTGGACAAACATGTACGATATGGTCAATCTCGCTCAGGGCATGGGCGCAGATTATGTCCAATTCCGACCAATGATACTCCACAAGTTAGACGAACCCGGCAAGGTGCAAGAGGATACCCGCTGGATGGATGACATGATTGGCATGTTAGATTACTGGCGCAAGGTTCCGGGGGTAGTGGTGGACATTGACCGCTTCAGGCAGTACAAAGAATGGCAGGGGCATGGATATTCTACGTGTTGGTGGAGCGGGTTACAGACAGTCATCACGCCAAACGGGAAAGCCTGGACGTGTGTCAATCGGCGCGGTTTCGCAGGTGACGAGATAGGCGACCTGACCCAGGAGCGATTTACCGACATTTGGAAGCGTGTCAAGCCGCACAGAGTTGATAGCAAATGCCGCGTGTTCTGCCGGGGGCATATTCCCAATACCCTGATTGATAAAATCATAAAACCGGGTTCAGAACACGATTTGTTTGTATAATAGTAGGTAGAGGTGAACTATGGCAAGAAGCACACTGGCAACGCTAATTGAACGGGTAAGAGGGATGACCAACGCTGGCACGGCTGATTACACAATCGGTACGGCGGCTTATTGGGACGCTGACCACGTGCAAGACGTGTTAGACCGCTATCGCCTGGACGTATACCAAGAGCAGCTAGGTATGATTGAGAAGTGGGTTGGCGGAACGGTGCAATACCTGGAATACCAATCTCACTATACCAACCTGGAAGAGACGAGCGGCGGCACGGCGATTTTCTACCTTGAAGATGGCGCAGGCTCCGACATTGGTACATCGCTTTACAGCGTAGACTACCAGCGCGGCAGGGTTACATTTGCGGCTGACACAAGCGGGACAACCTACTACCTGACAGCCCGAAGTTATGACCTCAACGCCGCCGCCGCTGACATTTGGCGGCAAAAGGCAAGCTACTTCAGCGAAAGTGCGATTGACTTCTCAACCGACAATCACAGGGTAAGCAACAGCCAGGTTATCAAGAATTGTATGGACATGGCGGCACGGTTCGAGAGCATGAGCCTGCCCCAGGTATCTACATTGTATCGGAGCGATAACGATGCCTACGCTCTCGACTAAACAACTTGATTACATGCGGGCAGAGCTAAACGAGCTAATGCCTGATACCGCCACCATCCTGAGCGTCACCAATTCCAGCGATGGGCAAGGCGGATACACTCAGGTATTAGGGACTGTGACCGCCTCGCAAGCCTGCCGGATTGACCCGCTGCGAGGTGACGAGAATTTGAGCGGCGGAGCGGTACAGCCCTTCCACAGATTCGTAGTTACAATGGCTTATGATGCCAGCTTGACGGTAAGTAACCTGGTACGGATTGATGGCACAACCTACGCAGTCAAGAGCATTGATAGTGACAAAAGCTGGCCTGTGACCTTGCGGGCTTATGTGGAGCGGGTATGAAACTCAAGCTAGACACCAAAGTGCTAGACGAGATAATTCGCCAACACCCCAAAGAATCGGCGGGGATTGTCAAGAAGGCGGCTTTGCGAGTTGAGGCATTAGCCAAACGGGACGCGCCGCGGGATATGAAACGCCCGCCCAAAGACCTGACCCAAAAGGTAACGGGCAACTTACGAAACAGCATACAGGCTGAACAGCACACAAGCCCGCTGGATTGGTGGGTGCATGATGGGGTAGAGTATGGCATCTATCAAGAGATGGGGACAAGCCGGATGCCAGCGCGCCCGTTCTTGGGTCCAGCGGTTGAGAGTGTGCGCCCGTGGTATCGCCAGCAGTGGCCTAAACTATTCAAGGCGGGATTATGACCGGCTATTACTACCTGATTGCCAATTTACCCTATGACGAAGCCGCCGAAAAGGTAAACCAGAAGTACGCCCCACAGTTCGGGATGAGCGTGCATTTCACGGCGGACAATATCGCTAAGTTACTCGGTATCAAGCGTGAGGCGGCGATGCGCAAGATTAGAAACTGGATGGATATGGACATTTGCCGAGAGGTGATCGCATGAGTGACTATTTCGGCGCGATGGGCACGGCGTTATATACCACACTGGCAGCAGGCACGGCGCTTATCTCAGAGTTAGGCGGTACGGCGATTTATGCCGATTACGCCCCGGATAGCGCAAGCCTGCCATTTGTGGTATTTAGTCACCAGGGCGGGGGTCCAGAAAATATCAGCCCTGGCAATTTGCAAAGCGATGTATGGCAGGTGCGAGGATACGCAGAAACTAGGGCAGAGGCTAATCGAATAGACGGGCTATGCACTGACCTGCTGCATCGCAAAATCCTGACTGTTTCAGGGTATACTAATATCTGGACAGTGAAGGAAAGTAATATCTCATTGGTGGAAATACCGCCGGATGGCGCAAACGTTTACAGCGCAGGCGGCTTATATCGGGTAAGGATAAGATAGGAGTTTACAAATGGCTAACGAATTTGCAGGTTCAGCACTTTATTTGTCTTGGGTACATTCTGGCGGGACTACGGTACTAAATACCGATTTTAGAACCGTGTCTTTTACGCCCACCCTGGAGCTGATTGATGCCACCGCCGGAGCGGATGCGTACCGTCAATCCATCGCCAGCTTTTCGAGCGCAAATTTCACCTTTAGCGGGATTTTCCCAAGCAACGGCACGGCGATTATGCAGGCACTGAAGGAAGGCACAACCGGAACGATTACTTATTCGCCCGCCGGGACTGCCACCAACAGCCCGAAAATCATCATGCCCGCTATTTGCGAGGGCGCGACATACTCGCAGCCTTACAATGACATTGTTGAGATTTCCGCGAGCTGGGCATCGTTCAACGGTACGATTACTTACGGGAATCACTAATGGCTAATCTTACGGATGGGAGAGTGCTGAAGCCGGATTTCTCAAAAATCTCGGTGAAGGAATACCGACAGTTAGGCGTGAGTGAAAACCTGGATTATGAGGATGAGCTTATCGGTAGAGTCTACGGGATGAGCGGCGAGGAGCTTAGGGAACTGCCCTGGATTGATTACAAGGCACTAACCAAAGAGTTCCTTGCCGCCGCCCGTGACCCTGTGGGCTATGACCCAAACTGAGCAAGGCTGTATACATGGCATCAGCGTTCGGCGGCTCCGTCCCTCATGATGTGCTGATATGGGACATCGTTGAGGCAACGGGCTGGACGATGGAATACATATACAGCCTGCCACTAGAGACAATCTACCAGTGGATGAGCATCAGGGACGGGCGCAGCAAAGCGGCGGGGAGAAAGGGTAAAAAGAATGGCTGAGAAGATTGCCAGCTTATACGCTGAGATAACCGCCAAAACGGACGGGTTAGAGCGGGGGCTGAAAGCATCCAAAAAGTCAATCAGTGGGCTAAAGGATGAACTCGGCTTATTCGCCGCCGATATTGCCAAAGGCGCGCTTGCTCTTGGCGGCTTTGCGATTGCCGCTAAGGGTGCTTTTGACTTAGCCAGTGCCGGGGCTGAGATAAAACAGACTTACATCTCATTCAATAATTTGATAGAAGCCGTGGGCGCATCGCCTGACCTGCTGGATCAGTTGAAGAAAGCGGCGCGCGGCACGGTGGATGAAATTAGCCTGATGTCCAGCACTTCCACGCTCTTGGCGGGTGCGCAGGGGGATTTAGCCCTAAGCCTTGCCAACGCAACCCCGCAATTGCTAAAGATAGCCGATGCTGCCAATATGCTCAATCCAACCCTGGGCGATACCACGTTTTTCTACCAGTCATTAGCAACTGGTATAAAGCGCGCTAGCCCGCTCATTCTTGACAACCTGGGTATCACGATCAATGCGGGCGATGCGTATGAGCAATACGCTAAACAGTTGGGCAAGACTGCCCAGCAATTGACGAAAGATGAGCAA